TTTTTACCTATTCGAATGGAACTTGAAGCCCTATCTACTGTAGTGGGAGGTCCTTTTACTATGGTACAAGGCTCTAATAGTCTTATTGCGGAAGGTTCGATAAGCTCAAAAGGTGTTGCTCAAAATGTTACTAGCCCTATTACAGGCACTACAATGACTGTTGCAAATACTTGGTATCCTGTACTTAGTTTACGATTAAAACCGAGCACTTTGAACGGTATAGCACTTTTAGATAATTTCCAAGTAGCAACTATTGATAATACTAATATATTTTATAGATTTGTACGAAATGCAGACTTAGGAGTAACAGGTGCTAATGGTTGGTTAGATATGCCAGATTCAAATGCATTTACACAATATCAAACTTATACTGCACCAGGAGCAGTTATAGAAGCCAATCAAGGAGTTGCTATATACAGCGGATTTGTTGTCACTGGAGGTGGCGGGGCTGCTGTTAACTTAAGTAAAGATAGTATTTATCAAATTGGCAGAACGCAGTTGGGAACAACTAGTGATACTTATACACTTTTATGTGCTTCCAATAACGCAAATAAAGCTGCTCTTGCCTCTTTAACATGGATTGAGCAAAGGTAAAGAAAAATGGCGTTACAACTAAGCAGATTAGATATAGTAGGAGAAAGCCTATTAGAGTATCATCCTGATAATAGATATATCAAGCTCCCAGTAGCTCCTTATTTGGAACTACTGGGAATTGAACCTCTTCCTTCTCAGGTGGCTCTAATTAATGCTGTAAATAATCCTAAATATAGATTTATTTGTGCAGCTCTTTCTAGACGACAAGGTAAGACGTATATTGCTAATGTTATTGGGCAATTAGTATCTTTAGTCCCAAATTCCAATATTCTAATCATGTCACCAAACTATCAGTTATCTCAAATTTCTTTTGATTTACAAAGAAACTTGATCAAACACTTTGACTTAGAGGTTACAAAAGATAACGCAAAAGATAAAGTGATTGAAATTTCTAATGGTTCTACAATCCGTATGGGTTCCGTGAACCAGGTGGACTCATGTGTTGGTCGAAGTTACGATTTAATTATATTTGACGAGGCAGCGTTAGCAGACGGTCGTGATGCGTTTAATGTAGCACTTCGACCAACACTTGATAAGCCAAACTCAAAAGCAATCTTTATATCTACGCCACGGGGTCGGAACAATTGGTTTGCAGAATTCTTTGATAGAGGCTTTAATGAAGAGTTTCCTCAATGGGCCTCTATAAGAGCAACATATAAAGATAATCCACGAATGTCTGAAAGTGATATTAGTGAAGCTCGAAAAAGTATGTCCGAAGCGGAGTTTGCCCAAGAGTATGAAGCTGACTTCAATACCTTCGAAGGTCAGATATGGCCCTTTGATCACGAATTGTGTGTAGGTAATTTTAGTGAACTAGATACTTCTAGAATGGATGTTTTCGCAGGGCTAGACGTTGGTTTTAGAGACCCTACAGCTTTTTGTGTAATCGCATATGATTGGGAAGAAGAAAAGTATTTCCTACTAGATGAATACTTAAATGCAGAACAAACTACAGATCAACATGCTGCCGAGATTAGCAGGTTAATTAATAAATGGAATATTGATTATATTTATATCGATTCTGCCGCACAGCAAACACGCTTTGACTTTGCACAGAATTATGATATTAGCACTATCAATGCTAAAAAGTCAGTACTAGACGGTATTAGTCACGTTGCCGCTATTGTTGACAATGATAATTTGATGGTAGATCAAAAGTGTTTAGAATCTTTATCTGCTCTTGATCAATACCAATGGGATCCAAATCCCAACCTAGCCAGGGAAAAGCCAAAACATAATAGAGCATCGCACATGGCAGATGCTCTGCGGTACGCCTGCTACTCATTTCAAACGACTAATAGTGGGTTCTAAAGATACCTACTGAAAAATAGTATTTGACAATATACCTTCCACACGATATAATTCTGGTATTAAGAAATGGAAATGAAAAGAGACAAAATAAAATATATTCGAGACCGAGCTAAGTCCAGATATGATAAAGGCTCCGAATGTTATATCTGCGGAGAGCAGAAACAATTAGACTTTCATCACTTTTATAGTCTAAGTCCACTATTAGTAAAGTGGTTAAAAGAGAAACAAAAGATAAGACCAGACCACTATACTGATGAATACATAGTTATCTGGAGAGACGAGTTTATTGAAGAGATGCAGACAGAGTTGTATGAAGATACAGTAACTATCTGCCATACGCATCATCTACAATTACATTCACTTTACGGTAGAAATCCAAGTTTAGGCACTGCTAAAAAGCAGATGAACTGGGTTGAGATTCAACGAGAAAAACATGGCATGGTATAACCCTTTTACTACTAAAGTTGTTGATCAAGATGAGCTGTACGAAAAGCTTAATCCTGCACAACCCTATTATGATGGTAAGGTTGAATCTTCTCGTGAGCCTATTTATAATTACGAAAGGGCTTACGAAGAGCTAGAAATCGTCAATCGTGCTGTTAATATGGTAGTTGATGATGCTGCTGAGATTCCTACTACTGTAGGAGAGGCTACTAAAGCTAATAGTGTAGTTAAAGGTATTAAGCGTTCAAGAGTTGAGTTATTACTCAATACAGAGCCAAACCCTTTTCAAGATATTAACAGTTTTCGTAGAAATCTAATTATTGACTTCCTCATTGACGGAAATATATTTATTTACTTTGACGGAGTACATTTATATCACTTGCCAGCAGACGATATGATTATTCATGCAAGTGACACAACTTATGTAGAAAAGTATACTTACAAAGAGCGTATTACTTATTCTCCCAATGAAATTATTCATATTAAAGAAAACTCCTTCTATTCTATCTATAGAGGTGTTCCACGTTTAAGTCCTGCACTACGCACTATCCAACTTATGATGTCGATGCGTAAATTCCAGGATAACTTTTTCAAGAACGGTGCAGTGCCTGGACTAGTTCTAAAAAGTCCTAACACTCTCTCAGAGAAGATTAAAGAACGTATGCTTATGTCTTGGCAAGCTCGGTATAAGCCAGATGCAGGCGGTAGACGTCCTCTTATTCTAGACGGCGGCCTCGAAGTAGATGCTATATCTAATGTTAACTTTAAAGAATTAGACTTTCAGGCAGCTATCTCAGAAAATGAAAAAATTATATTAAAAGCACTTGGAGTACCACCTATTTTATTAGACTCTGGCAATAATGCAAATATTCGTCCAAATATGCGTTTATATTATTTAGAGACTGTACTGCCTATTGTAAGAAAAATTAATTTTGGTATGGAAAGATTCTTTGGTTATAAGATAAATGAAGACATTACGGATATTCCAGCTCTTCAGCCTGAGTTGGCGGATCAAGCATCTTACTTCTCGTCTCTTGTGAATACAGGTATTATATCACCAAATGAAGCAAGAAAGATACTAGGCTATGAATCTATAGAAGGTCACGATGAATTAAGAATACCCGCTAATATAGCAGGCAGTGCTGGAGACCCTAGCCAGGGAGGCCGTCCTGCTGAGACAGGGGACACAACCCCACAAGAAGGAGACTCAAATGTCTAATGTTAGACAACGTAAAAAAGCACTACAAGATTTAGCAATGTATTTTGCAGAAAAGAATAAAGTACTTACTCAAGCAGAGTATATCAAAGCAGAAGATAAACCCATAACTTTTTCTGGTATTCGTAACGTATTTCGCAGCTACTCAAGAATGGTAGAGATGTTACAAGCTAATGAACCAGATCTTTATGCTTTAATAGGTAAGAAAGAAGTACCGGCACCAGTGCCTGTAGCTCCAAAAGTACCAAAGCCAGCAGTAAAGGTAGCGGTCAAGCCTGCTGTTAAACCAGCAGTAACCAAGGATAAAGATGATGAATAAAATCTTTAATCTTACTTCTACTTTTAAAGCTGTAGAAGGAATTGATGGTTCCGTTACGATTCGTGGAATGGCTAGTACAGCTGACTTTGATCGTGCTGGAGACTCTATTTCCGCAGAAGCTTGGCAAAAAGGTGGACTTAAGAACTTTGAAAAGAATCCTATTATTCTTTTCAACCATGACTATGACCGTCCTATTGGACGTGCCACAGGAATGAAAGCCGGACCTAACGGTTTAGAACTGGAATGTAAGATTAGTAAAAATGCCCCTGGCAATATTGCTGAACTTGTTAAAGACGGTGTCCTTGGAGCCTTTTCTGTCGGTTTCAGAGTCAAGGATGCTGATTACCTAAAAGAAACCGATGGGCTAATGATTAAGGATGCTGAGTTGTTTGAGGTTTCGGTTGTTTCCGTTCCTTGTAACCAGTCAGCTACTTTTTCTCTATCGAAATCTTTCGACTCAGATGAAGAGTATGAAGAGTTCAAAAAAACCTTTAAATTAACCAATCGTGTGGATCTAGCCGGTCAGTCTCTGGCTAAGGACGAAGTCAATACTTCTAGCATAGCTAGTGACACACCGGATGAAACGGTAAAATCCGTTCAACAGGAGACAAAAATGTCTGACATTCAAAAATCAGAAATCGACTTGGAAGCATTCGCTAAACGAGTAGCAGAAGAAACTGCCGCTAAAATTGCAATGAAACAAGCAGAAGAAAAAGCAGCTCAGGCTGCTGAAATTAAAACCGCTGAAGATGCTCAAGAAGCTAAAGCTGCTCAGGAAGAGCAAGTCAAATCAGTAATTACTATGGGTATTGAGTCCGGCGCAGAGCGCTTGATGAAAGACGTAGAATCTAAATTGGCTGAGAAAGATGCTAAAATCGAAGAAGTAATTAAGCAGTTCTCTGCTCAATTGGCTGAAAAAGCAACTGAAATCGATGCTATGCGTAACAGCAAGCGAGTATTTGGCGATCGTAAAGAACAAGGCGATCTCTCTAAGTGGGGCAAAGACTTCATGCACGCTAGCCTTTTGGGCACTATGACAGGCAAGGGCATGAACACTGATTTTGCTCGTGGCGTTATGGAAAAAGCTGGTATCGACTATACTACCAATGCTGGTGACATCGATCAAGAAGTTTCTCGAATGATTGAGAAAGAAATTACTTTGAATCTTCGGACTGCTGGTCTGTTCCGTGAAATCAAAGTGAATGGCGCTGCTACTGTATTGCCAATCCAGCCTGATGTTGAAGCTGCAACTTTCCAAACTGGTGCTGCTAGTGCCGGTAACTTGGAAAATCGTGGCGCTGCTGATAACACATACAAGCCATCACAGGTAGTATTGAATGCTTATCGTTTGATCAGCCAGACTTTCATGGACAACCATGTCGATGAAGAAGTTCTCATCAACCTGATGCCTATGCTTATCGACTCAGTTGCCCGTGCTCACGCCCGTGCTGTTGATGGTGCTATCATTGTTGGTGCTGGTTCTATTACTGGTCTTGACGGCTATGCTACTGCGACCGCAACTCCTCTTGCTGGCGTTCTGACTGCTGCTAATCTGCTGGGTGCACGTAAGCTGATGGGTAAGTATGGTGTGAATCCTACTGATGTAGCTTATGTTGTATCACAGGCTCGTTACTTTGAACTGATCGAAGATGCCGGCTTTGCTGACATCACTGATGTTGGTTCTGACGTTGCTACTAAGATCACCGGTGCCATCGGCGCGGTCTACGGTTCACCAGTAATTGTCTCTGACAGCTTTGCTGCAGAAGCAACTGGCGCAGCTTGTGCCTTCGCAGTTAACACTCGTAACTACGCGATCCCGCGTCTGCGTAGCGTAACTGTTGAGCAAGACTACGAAGTTGGTAATCAGCGTCGTGTTATCGTTGCAACTCAATCACTCGGTTTTGAAGAGTTGGTTGCAGATGTTGCGGATAATCGTTCTGCTGTTAAGATCGATCTCGCTTAAATGTAGTTAAACTGGGGAGGTTCGCCTCCCCAAGTTTTTATTAATTGACCTATTATGACAAATTTGATTACACTAGAAGATTATAAAGAAGCTGAGGGCATAAACACCCCAAAGGAAGACTTGCGTCTGGCAAATTTGATTCCATCAGTGAGTCAATTAATAAAAACTTATTGCGGTAATAGTATAATTGACTATTACTCTGTTAATAAGGAAGAGACTATAAATGTTAATTGGGATACTAATATAGTACAGTTAACAGAAAGTCCTATAGTTAACATTATTACTGTAGAGGAAAGAGACTCTTATAGTTCTCCCTATACTATACTAACTCAACCAGCATACGATTACTACTTAGATACTAATACTGATAGTTTAATTCGTACTAATGCAAGCGGTTATCGTAACTGGAGAAAAGGTCCAGGAGCTGTCCGTGTAGTATATAGAGCGGGCTATTCAGAATGTCCTGCAGATTT